CAGGCGCAACAAGAGGATGTACGGCGACACTTTAGAGAACACAAAAACCTTATGTCATCGTTCCCACATGGAAGAGCACCAGCACGGACTCAAGACTGTTCTTCCCCGATAGGCTCTACTGCGTACTTTCTTGGGCTGGTTCTTAGAGTATTCCCGAGCGGCATCACACACGATTCTTCCTGCCTCTTCATTTCCGGTCATGAGGTATAGCAACACTAGTTCAGTCCCCTTCAGTTCCAACGTTACTTTCATCGTGTTTCCTTTCGTGGTGCGAGTATCGCACCTATTTCGGTTTAACAATTGAGTACATGGCTTTCATTCGATCCGGGAAAGCCTTACGAAAATCATCGTTAGGTTCATCCATCGGGCGCATCGTAATCAATCCACGATTGACAAGGCCACGAAGTGACTCCCTCACGCCTGTGGGATTCTTACGTTGTAGCAGCCATGTTGCAATGGACCATCCGCTTATCTCGCCGTTTTTGGCGTCTAGGATGGTTTCCAGAATATCTTGCATTCGTTTCGACATTGGATGATCAGTCATTGTTCCAATCCTTTCATTGATGAAACGTTTCTGAAACGTTCCCTTTCTGTTTCTGAAACGACTTTGTAACGCCCCCAGAACAGATACAGAACAGATACAGAAAAAAGCAAAAGCGCCGATATGATGAAATGTTTGTATGATGTTGATTTCATTGGTCGAATGGTGATATGTCACTAATCGACAGTGTTTCAGAAACAGATCGGGAACGTTTCGGAAACGAAGATGAAACGTTACTGAAACGTTTCGCAGAATCTCGGAACCGCTTCACTCGCTCAGTGGAAGAGTCTGAAATGTACTGCCTCTTCTTCCAGTTCAGAACATTCCAGCCGTCGTCAATAAACCCTTTTTCGAGGAAAAGTGATTTGGTTATAGCGGTTTCCTGGGATGATAGGCGTAGCAGAAAAGGTATTTCATTCTCACGGAGTTTTTCAAACTTGCATCGGGCACAAAAGAGCATGACTAAACGACGCTGCATATTCTCCGGCATCATTTGTACTTTTGGATCGTCTGCAAATTCTGAATAAAACCTAAACCATTGGTTTGCCATTCGTTCCTCTCTAAGAAGGCTGGCGGGGATAGCTTAGAGACTACCCCCTGCCACTTGCGAGTCGGTGATCAGCCGACTACCAAAGTCTGCGCAGGAGCTCAGACAAAATCAGTATACTGGATCTCGTGGTACAATTCAATTAGTTGTTCATGTCCTTTCCTCCGGTAGCGCAGAACGCCGTCAGTCATTCGATTGGCGGCGTTCCTGTTTGTGGCTGGTACGCTTTACCACGCGAGAATCAAGATCACGGCTGTAATCGCCGCCAGGATCAACGCGGCCCTCTGCACCTTCAACAACACGTGCAGTGCAGTGTGGGAGATGTTTCCTTCTTTGGTGATCATGTAAGGCATTTTTCATCGCCTCCAATCAGTTTGTGCTGCGTAAAGTTCAGATCGTGCAGGATCTGGCTCATACTCGCCGGTGAGCCGTTTGCGGCCCTCAGACATAGCGCGGAAGCAGTAGTATGTGTTGAGCACGACTGCCGCGTCGAGAAAAAGCAAAAATTGAGCGCCATTCATGTGGTGGGCCTTCCTGCGAGAATTGCATCCTCAAGCCATTGGTTGTATTTTGTCCTGGCGGCGGCGGCGGCGGCCCAAGCGGCCTCGGCGGCGGCCCAAGCGGTCTCGGCACCGGCAGCCCAAGCGGTCTCGGCACGGGCGGCCCAAGCGGCCTCGGCGGCGGCCCAAGCGGCCTCGGCGGCGGCCCAAGCGGCCTCGGCGGCGGCCCAAGCAACGGTCCAAGCGGCCTCGGCGATATTTTTATCTCCCGTGCGCAAAAACTCCATCACAACCGCAGGCATCGCCCCAAATTTTGAGGTATCCCAATCAAGCGCGATTTTATCTAGGGCTACGCGCCGTGACCACGCGAGTATTACATCGATAGCATCGTATCCCCATAGCGCGGTGCGGGATTGAGCTGCTGATTTGTCATCCCCATCGATCCGTTTTCCACCGAGCTCGACGCTCCAGACGTACAGCCCTGGAGCATTTACCAGTGCATCGATGATGCGTTCCGAAGCGTGCAAACCACATTTGCATAAAATCGGGTCACAATCTACGGTTAAAGTTTCCCCGGCTACGACTTTGCGTCCGTCATCGTAGCGCAATTTGCAATCCAGATTCGTAAAATGCCACATTTTTGTATCCTCATGGTCATTAAAGAACGACTCGGCGGAGCCTAACGGCAGAAACTCTCCACCATCTTTGCTGCGGAGTTGTATTGCGCCTGGTAATCTGCCGGAACCGGCTCCGCACCAAAACTCAAATCCTCTCCCGTCGGATAATTGGCAAACGCCAACTCGACGGCATAACTGGCTGGCTGGACACAAGCCAAAGGGACGCGATCACTGGCACCATAAGCCGTGCCGTTGCTATCGACAAGGACAGGGATACCATAAGACGATGTCGCGTGATCTGTCGTAAGCGCGCACTCAACATCATGTACCCGTCCATACTCAGTGCGCTCGCCAGGGTAAGGGGTGTAATCATCAGTCATGTTGCTTTTGATTTTGAGAGTGATCGTCATTTTTGTTTCCTCCCTTGCATGATGTACTACGTTTTGGTGCGATATTGCACCTGTTAGGCTGCTACTTTCCTTCTTCTACTACACTCTTAATAATTGTCAGCAGATCAAATTTCGCCGCCGCCGCCGCCGCCCACGCCGCCGCCTCCTCCGCCCGCGCCGCCCACGCCGCCGCCGCCGCCGCCCGCGCCGAACGATCTGAGCCACCAAGCCAAGCATTAGCCCATTTCACAAAGGACGGAGCGGAGTATTGTTTCAGGGCGCAGTAAATTGAGATGCGGATGCGCTTTCCCAAAGTGATAACAGGCAAGTCAATGCGCCGAATAGTTGTGACTGTCTTAAAGCCCGATTTCAACTGGCCGTCATGGTTGCAGTCTCCCTTAGCCTCGCATTCCCACAATAATGGATTCTTGAAATCCGCATGAGAGGGATTCATAAACGAAGCAATCAGGGGATTCCGGTAAACGTGGATGAGGTCTCTTGAACAAAGTAGTGATCCTTTTCCCGTCGCGATATGCGTTATGTTCTCACCCCAAAGACATTCATTCGCCTTACCTTTGCGCGTGTAACCGTCTTTGTCTGTGAGTTTGTACCAGGTAGCCATTTTTGTATCCTCCCTTGCATGATGTACTACGGTTTGGTGCGATATTGCACCAGCTTACGGCAAGGACCGCGCGGCGGAGGTTATGCGGAAATCCAGAGGCCGCGCAGAACGAAAGTTGCAAGCTGGTTAAACTTGCGAGACTCGGCAACCTTGCCGTCGCGGGCGATATTGCGAACCATGCAGGAAACAATGCGTTGCCGGTCGTCCGGGCGCTCCATGAACTCTTGCGCCATCGTGGTAAATCCAACCGAGCGTATCACTTCAGATACCGCTTCCAACTCTTTCTGTGTAGGCTGCTTCATTTTTGCTGCTCCTTATGCGGTTGAGTACCGCCCTTGCATGATGTACTACGGTTTGGTGCGATTAGAAGTTTTGCACGTTTCCAGGGCCAATCATCTCAGCGATACGCCAGCCGCGAGGAGGCCATGGATTTGAGTCCACCTTGTAATTTGTGCCTCGCCGTAAAACAGCCTGCGTTTGGCCGGTGTCAGCAAGTCTCTTCTTTGCTTCCTCAATTGCTTCAGAGCGTTTCATGGTTTTTATCTCCTATACTACGGTTTGGTGCGAGTATTGCACCTGTTAGGCTGCTAAGGACTTGCGATATACGTAGCCGTTGACAGACACCGTTAAGCCGCAATTAGTATCGGCGCAAGTGGATGTAGACGTAGAGCAGTCAGCGGCTTGCAAACCTTGAGAGGACATGAGAGCGATTACATCATTCACGTCATGCAGGTTATCGCTCACTTCGCGGGGCATGAACTTGCCAACATAATCAATAATTGAGGGTGTCATGGTTTTCATCTCCTGTACTCATCAATCGAGTACATAATCAGAGTATACAAACCGGCTATGTATGTCAAGTGCAATCTAGCATCTAGTTGTGCAAAAACTGTGAATAACTCAGTTTCGCTCAATGTTTACTCGGCTGGAAATCTTTACGTATGATCGCCTTGACGCTGCCGATGTGTGTTCTGGGCAGGGATACTGCATAGCTCTACCACTCACTGTACGGGCACACTTGGGGCAAGGACGCATGATAGGAGGTCTCCCACCTTTGCGTCCCAGGTAGCTCATCACCGCTGATACGGTTTTATCGTCCATAGAGGGATTGTATGCACATAGCTGCTTTGTTGTCAAACTGTGCGCTTGGAAGGAAAGACGCGCTATAATCACGCTTAGGAGATACAGGTATGCCAGCAGGACGCCCCAGCGACTACAATCCTGAGATCGCCGCTGATATTTGTCGCGAGATTGGGACTCATTCAAACTCTTTAGAATCAATACTAGCAAGCGACGAACGATTCCCTGGTACATCTACTTTCTATCGCTGGTTACTTGATCGTCCTGAATTGCGGGATATTTACGCGCGCGCGAAAACTGAGCAATTACAGATACTTGCGGACGAAATCCAAGCAATTGCCGATGAGCCGCAACCGGGCGAGGTGGTTACGATCAAAGGGGATGAGCGCGAGGTAAAAATCAGCGATATGATTGAGCATCGGAAACTACGCATCGACTCGCGCAAGTGGCTCCTAAGTAAGCTGGACCCGAAGAAGTATGGCGACAAGACGGCCATTACCGGCGATGGTGGCGGGCCTTTGCAGATCATTACGAGCATACCCAGGCCGCCTAAATGAGCACGTCTCACTCATTTAGAGTACAATGGACTCATGGCAACTATTACAGCGTTGGCGTGGAAGTGCGATCATTGTGGATGGGTGTGGCTGCGGCATGATGGGGTAAGGCCAAAACAGTGCCCTAATAAGTCGTGTAGGTCTCGCAAGTGGCATAATGGGAGCGTAAGCGTAGCGGCTACACTGTCGGTCTCCAAAGCCGAACCCGCTGGTTCGAGTCCAGCCGCTCCCGCCAAATGCACTCAGACTGGCCACACCGGATTCCAACGTGCCGACGGCTATTGGTGCACAACCTGCAGAAGGATGTACCCATGATTAGGCGATTTGTTCTACTGCTGCTTGTATGCTTGCTATCTGCAAGCCTTTCAGCACAACACGCCATTGGCCCGGAGCCGCGTATTCCAGCGAGAACTGTTTCTCAGCCTTCCAACCATGCGGTGATATACGCCACCGTGAGCGCGGCGGTAGTAGTTGGGGCAGTGCTGGTGGGAGTGCATCACAGGCACCACCGGAGGCATAAATGAGAGAGCTATTTGACATTATCGGCACCACGCTCCTGTTTGGTTTGGGCCTTTGGTGCTGGAAGATGTACACTCACAGGTGAGGTAATTTATGCCAGCCTACAACACCCAGGCAATGCCCACTCCTAAACCGGCGCTCTACACCGGCGACCAGTATGCCCTGGTCAACAATGCGGCAGTCGATAGCGGCATCACAGCGACTCAGCAGGTAGCCATTGCTCCCCATCAGGCCGATAGTGCCACATACTGCACGGTGTTCAACGGCACCAACCAGGCCGTACAGATGCAAGCTGCCCCCTCAGATAGCGCGGCGCTGTATGTGTCTCTCGGATCGTCTATCGCAGCCGGTGCGCTTGCTACGATCTCATGCGCTGTGCCTTGGGTACGAGGCCTGTTCGCTACGGCTCCCACGTCCGGCTCACTCGTCATCTACCACGGATAGCCAATGCTGACCGGCGCTGACCGCTTCATTATCGACACGCGCAAGATTTACGATCCATACCCTTTCCAGTGCCGCTTCCATGCTTCGGCGGCACCATACGGGTTCATGGGCGGCGCGGCTGGACCCGGCAAGCTGCTTCCGCTCTTGACGCCTATTGCGGCGCCTTCTGGTTGGACGACCATGGGACAATTGAGTGTCGGCGATGCGATATTCGACGAGGGGGGGAACATCTGTCATGTGGTCTACCTTTCTCCTCTTGACCTGTCGCCCGAATCCATCCAATTGACGTTTGACGACGGATCGCAGCAAGTGTGCTGTGTGGATCACCTATGGCTTACATGGGATGCAGGCGAGTTGGCTGCGCTCACTCGCTGTTCTGAGGAGTTCAGGTCCAAGCGCAGAGCGAATCGACCGTTGCGCGGTCTCGGGAAGAAGCCGTGGACTGTGAAGATGAATCAGGATCGCCGGTACACCTACAAGGAACCATCTGGCTCGGTTCGTAGCGCCGCTGAGATTGCCGCGACGCTCACAACGCGAGACGGAAGAACGAATCATGCCGTGCGATTATCTCTTCCTCTACAACTACCGGAAGCTACACTGCCAATCGACCCCTACGTACTTGGCGCGTGGCTTGGCGATGGCGACACGAGCGGAGGAATAATCACCGGCATAGATGCCTCCATATTCGAGCAGATAGCCGCTGCCGGTTATGCACTCGAAAGCAAGGAGAAGCGTCAGGGATTCTGTCCTCGATTCCGAGTTATTGGCTTGACCACGCAACTGTCGGCTCTGAAAGTGCGAGGCTATAAGCACATCCCCCAAATGTATCTCAGGGCCTCCGAAATGCAGAGGCTGGCGTTGCTCCAGGGCTTGATGGATACAGACGGAAGTGCCGACGCCAAGAGCGGGTACTGTGAGTACTGTTCGACAGATAAGAGACTTGCTGATGATGTGTTCGACCTATGCATCACATTGGGAATAAAGGCGACGATGCGAGAGGATCGGGCCAAACTAAAGGGTGTTGACTGTGGGCCTAGGTATCGAGTTTCCTTCACCACGTCACGGCCAATATTCCGGCTGAAAAGGAAACTAGCGAGACTCCCCAAGACAACTCGCCGGACCGTGAATTTCAGATACATCACCGGCGCGTCAAAGGTGGAATCTGTTCCGATGCGCTGCATCCAGGTAGACTCACCGAGTCATTTGTACCTGTGCGGACGGACGATGATTCCGACGCATAACACCATGGGGATGCTGATGGAGCAGTTTCAAGCGTGCAATGAGTTCAGCAATGAGGACGGTCCCAAGGTCCACACGATTCTGTTCCGGCGTACATTCCCCATGCTTGAGGCAACGGTGATTACCAGGTTCCGCGAGTCGTTTCCCAAGGAGCTTTACCGGCAGTACAATGAGGGCAAGAACCAAGTTACATGGCTCAATGGTGCCACGACCAAGTTCGGGTCGATGCAGTATGAGCATGACGTGTGGGGATGGCAGGGCCAGTGGTTCCACATGGGTTACGATGAGCTTTGCGAGTTCACGTTCAAGCAATGGGCAAGCGTTGCGGCCTGGAATCGCTGCCCAGTGAGCGATAAGCCTCGGAAGTATGGGGCAGGCAATCCTATCGGCATCGGCGCGATGTGGGTAGAGGATTTGTTCGTCAAGGGTATTCCCTGCATGGGGATGGACGATAGCCAAAAGGCCGCATTTGATCCAGAGGATTACGACTATTTCCCGGCAACGTACCTAGACAACCCTATATTCGCCAACGATCCGACATTCTTAAAGAACCTTGAGGCGTACCCGGCAGATGTGCGAGATGCGCTCAAGTTCGGCATTTGGGGAGCGGCTGGCGGATACTTTCGCGGCGTGTGGGACGAGAATATTCACGTGTTCAAGGATGGAAGCGTTCGATTTCCAGACTGGTATCGCCGCTGGATTTCAGGCAACTGGGGGTATGAGCACGCGGCCAGCTACTACAAGCACTGCATGGGTCCGAACGGGGAAGTCTACACATACGATGAGCTTTACACGCAACACGAGCAGCCGGAAGACCTGGCCGAGCACATTGCGGAGTGGGCGGTCGAAGAGAACGAGCACGGCAAGATGGAGATTCCGCAGTTCATCAACTTCACACATTCTTTCGATGCGGAATACAGTAAGGCAACGGCGACGATGGGCGCGGATATGCGGTCTGTGAATCAGCGCATGACGCCGATTCTGCGGCGCGAGGGCATCCCAATACCGCTGCCGAGCACAAGAGATAAGCTGGGCCGGGACACGCTGATGAGGGAATTGCTTGCCAAGCGGATCAGGTACGGAGAAGATGCAAGTGGGCACCCGCTGGAGTATCCAGGCTGGATGGTAAGCGACAAGTGCAAGCAGTTGCGCCGGGTGATTCCACTGGTAAAGTCTGACCCGGTGAAGGTGGAGCAGATCGAAGGTTCGAGCGACGGATCTGATTCTCCGCTGCAAGGTTCCGGGTATGGGCTGTATGCGATCTTTGGCCGACCAGCCTCCAAACCCCTGCAAGTGAGGCAGCAGGAGTATTATGAAGGGTTGAGTCCCAAGGCGGACATGACGGCAAAGAGTGTGCTTATGGCAAAATGGAAGCAGGACAACAATCCGAGGAAGGGGTCAGCATGGGCAGCGCGGCAGTGATATTCGTTCTTTTGGTGGTGGTTGCGATTCAGGCAATCGGGTGGTCAGCTACGGCGAAGAAGAATGTTCAGCTTGAAAAACTCATGCTCGACTGTATTGGAGGCCGAGACGTAACCATTTCTGCCGCGAATGACCGCAATGCCCAGCTTGAGGCCGAAATTCAGCGTCTCCGCAAGATTCCTTTGACACAACCCCCAGAAAAGGTAGACAATTCAACCATCAAGGCCAAGTCTTCGGCGGATGTACGCCGGTTGACAGAGGCAGCGTTTGGGTTGCAACCTGAGATTGGAGCACAGAATGACATCGAGTAAATTCGCACAACTCTTGCAAAATGAGTTGATTCTGCCCCGTGACCCGCACTTGGTGGCCCGGTTTGAGGCGCTTCTGGCCGAGAACTTCTTGGTAGACCCGGAAGAAGTGCCGATAGTCGTAGAACCTCAACTGAAGCCGGTGGAGGAATGGACCAGGGACGGTTTGCTCGTTCGCAGGGATGCACCAGAAGTGAACGCATCGCTTCCGGCTGATGGAGTGAATATCGTTCCCCAGTATCTGGAGAAACCGGATTACTCCACTCTTCCTTTAGGGACGGTGGTTGGGCGCGACAATCCGGCATTCGCAGGGCAGAAGCCGAGTATCGCGGACGAAGAGACCCACGCAATTCCTGAAAGTGAGGCAAAATAATGGCACGAGATGGCTTTGACGGACTCGGAAAGATGCGCGGCGGGGAGCGGAATAGCTCTTACATTCCCAAGCCGCATGGCGAAACCAAACCGCACGAATCGACTGAAGAGCAAGAGAAGAGCGACGGCGGAAGCGATCAGATTCACGAAGTCCATGACCACGGCGATGGGACTTTCCACACAGAGCATCCTGACGGAACCCGCGAAGAGCATCCAGACCATCTTCATATGCTTGCGCACCTTGGCCACAAGGTAACGGACGGCGACAAGCACATCATCTTCCACCATGACGGCATCTCGGCCCATTCCCACTCGATTGACGAGGCAGGGAATCATGAGGATCACGGCGAACACAATACCGCCGAGGAAGCCAAAGGCGCCTTGGATAAATTCTTTGGCGAAGAGTCCGAAGAACCGCAGCACCAGCACGGCGGAGAAGAGAACGAGGAAGGCCCAGCACTGGGCGGAATGTAGGGTTTATGGGACTTCCATTCCGAATTGGCGTAAAGGGATGCTGGATGGATATTCATCGCTATAAAGGTGATCCTTGGTATAAGTGGGATTCATGGCTGCTTATACATAGATTTCCTGGAAGCAATGAGAGGACTTTTCGGTATCTTCTAAAGCCGTGGAAAGTCATAATGTATGCGTAACCGGGCTGACCGCCCAAGGAGAATGACGTGAAAAAGGCACTTTGCATTATCGGCGCGTTGCTTCTGGCTTCACTGCCCGTTTCAGCGCAGTATTATGGCCAATACGCCAGCGACATCAATGTCAGCAGCTTTGCCTATGGAGTCACACCCAATGGCGGACCGGCGCTTATTGTTGGGGCGGGCGGCGGAACTTCAGGAAGCTACTCAATCACGCTGGATTACGGAAAGACCTCTACCGGCGTGGGCGCATATCCTCTTTATCCATTTTCAGGGACCACCTATCCTCCGTTCGCAATCGGCTCCGGCGCGACCTATGAGGTTGTCACTCCGAGTTCGGCATCATGCACAACCGGCCAGGCGAACAGTTACCAGCAATGCGTATTGACGGCGACTTTCACTTATGCGCATGGCGCTGGAGATGTGGTGAGGGCATCGGATGGTGGAGTATTTGAGGCGACTCAATACTTTACGAGCATGGGCGTCCAGCGGCAGGTCGTGACTCTGACCAATGCCCAGATTCTCGCTCTGAATGCAACTCCGGTTCAATTGCTTCCCGCTCCCGGCGCTGGCCTGTTTTATCACGTGCTGAAGGCTACTCTCGTTGACGAGAATACCGGCACAGCCTATGCGAGTGGAGGCGTTCTGACTGTCGGGTATGGTACAACGGCAGCCACAAATGCTCTTGCATCGACAGTTGCTGCGGCTTTCCTTACGTCGGGAACCACTATGCAGGAGATTAATGAAAGCGGCGTATTGAACACGGTCCTTACTGCGGCCAACGTGCTCAATCAGCCCATCTACATCACCAATGCAACCGGAGCCTTCACTACAGGAACAGGAACCTTGAAGGTGATTCTGGAGTATTCTGTTTCGGTGCAATAATGCCATCAGTATCGAAGGCGCAACAAACCGCCATGCAAATCGCGGAGCACGCCCCTGGCAAACTCTATCCGAGAAACCAGGGGCTGCTTAAGATGTCTCACCAACAGCTTCACGACTTTGCAACCGGCTCCGAGAAGGGCAAGCCTGAGCGGAAGGGGAAACTGTATGAAGCTGTACGCGGCTGACCGTAAGAAGATGCCAAAGAGTTCCTTTGCTGGCCCTGGGCGCAGCTTCCCGGTCAACGATGCCATCCACGCCCGATTGGCGATCAGCGGCGCAACCCGTAGCGAACACGCTGGCAACATTTCAGAATCAGAAGCCGAGCGCATCAAGTCCAAGGCGCGGGGGAGGCTCTATCATGGCTGAGATTCAATCACATCCTTCCACGCCTGAGTACCGCGAGAACTTTGACCGCATCTACCAGCAACCGGAGGCGCGGAAGTCCTATGCAAACGGTTGTCCGATACTCGAAGAGGGGATGCCTCACGATGCTGTATACATGGATGAGTTGAGAGAATGTGAGGCGCAGCGATGAATCACAACGGCGCATACTGTGTACGCCACGCATGGAACGCCCTCACGCAAGGGCCGTGTTGCCAGTGCATGACCGGACAGCAGAAACTCGATTATGTGTGGAAGCAGATGCGGGAAGCGCGGTTGTCTTCCAAGGACTTCCTGATTCAATGCCCGTACTGTCTGAGCATGATTACCGGAGGGAAACCGTGTTGTGACGTGGTTGCAAGGGCAATGGCGGCGATTCTAGCGCGTGAGGATGTGGTGAACTTGGGAATGGAGGCCGCAAATCGCAACTAATGCCCTACTCCCGGATGGACTTGAAGCGGACGAAACCGGCCTGGACTCCGTGCCGCAGCCCGATGATCCGCCAACCTACGGCGAGAATAACCGGGATATGCCTCAAGACTTGACTGACAAGCTAGAGGGCATCGTAAAGAAACTTCAAGATCAGGAAATGTA